GGCGATCTTTGAAAAAAGGGGCTGGACGGGGAAACGCGCCTGGCGGATCGACAATATCTTCCGGACGAACATCCAGACGGCCTACAGCGTGGGCCGCTACCGGCAGATGATGGAAGTCAGAGAAGGGCGGCCCTACTGGCAGTACAGCGCCATCAACGATTCTCGGACGCGCCCAACGCACGCGGCCCTGAACGGAAAGGTCTTTCCCTTCGATCACCCCTTCTGGAGGACCTGGTATCCGCCCAACGGCTTTCGCTGCCGGTGCGGCGTCGTGACGCTCTCGGAAAGCGAGATGAAGCGGGACAAACTGACGGCGGAAACGGACGACCCAACGGGAAAGCTGATCGAGCCGGTCGATCCGAAAACAGGCTACAAGATGCCCGCCCGGCTGCTCATGCCCGATCCCGGATTTGCCTCGAACCCCGGTCAAACCGTTTGGGGCGGCATTGTGGACGCGGCCGACCGGCCTGGGAACTGGAAGGCGCTTCCGGGGTTGAAGACCGCCGGTGACTACCGGCGCAAGGCCATCACCAACGTCAAGCCTGGCGACATCGCCGATCTGGACGAAACGGCCCTTCTGGCGGCGGGCAAGGATGACGCATTCTACAAGGCCGAATTCCTGAAGCTCTACGGGGAAGAGAAGGTCGTTCGGGACGTCCTGGGAGAACCGGCCATTCTGTCTTTGCGGGCCTTTATGATCGATAAGACCCCCGGTGCGAAGGAGTTGTGGAAGTTCAACAAACTCGGCCACGGCGCGTCGATCCCGCTTATGGAAGAGATGCTCTTGTCTCCCTATGAGGTCTGGCTGACGCCGCAGAAAAACGAGGCCGGGCAGATCCGCCTGGCCAAGAAATACATCGGCTTCTGGAAGACGGCTGACAAGGAAAAAATCGGCGGCCTGGGCATTTATGAAGTTGTGAACGGCGTTTTTCAGGGAGTGACGAACTTCACGCCATTGAAGGGAAAGAAGGTGCTGCCGGATATCGGATATGTGGAAAATCAACGTGCGGGGATCTTGCTTTATGCGAAGGGGCGGTGACCGGTCCGGCTCACGAACCGGTTGCCTGCGACTGTTCAGGCCAGGGTGAGCCCCCCTACGCCGCAGACGCCCTTTAGGTGAGAATTAAACCGGCAAAGCGGGAAAGTCAAGGGAAATATGCAGATAACCATTACCGCCAACGATACGGAAGTCAACAAGGCCCTGGCCGATCTCTCGGCCCGCATGCGGAATCTCAAGCCGGTCATGCGGGAAATAGGCGAGATCGTGCGCACCTCCGTTGAGCGGAACTTTGCCGCAGGCGGCCGCCCGAAGTGGGGAGAATCGGCGCGGGTGAAGCGCGAGGGAGGACAGACCCTGTCTTTGACGGGCCGTCTCCGTCGCTCCTTTGCGCGGCCCGGTGCTGTGCAGGCAGGATCGGATCGCGTCGCCATCGGCACCAACGTCGTCTATGCCGCCATTCACCAGCTTGGCGGAAAGACAGGTGCCCATGTCATCAGGCCGAAGAAGGCCAAAGCCCTCTTCTGGCCGGGTGCGCGCCACCCGGTGAAATCGGTGAATCATCCCGGATCGGTGATTCCGGCCCGACCCTTCCTGATGGTGCAGAACGAGGACTGGACGGAGATCGAGAGCGTCATCAACCGTTACTTATCAGCGAGGTGAAACATGATCAAATTCAAAGGATTCGATGATTGGATTCCAGTCTTTCAGGGTGGAAGCCAGACGGACAGCGCGGGGCGCGTTCATGACGGAACGGCCCTGATCGACAAGGCAGTTTCAACCTTCAATGCGGCCCGACATGAGCCCCCCGTCGTCATCGGACACCCGAAGGAAAACGGCCCGGCTTTCGGATGGGTTGAAGGGTTGAAAAAACAGGGAGATCTTCTCCTGGCCAAGTTCAAACAGGTTGAACCGTCATTTGCGGACATGGTGAAGCGTGGCCTTTTCAAAAAGCGATCCGCCGCCTTTTACCCGGACGGGTCGCTACGGCATATCGGCTTTCTGGGGGCTATGCCTCCGGCAATCAAGGGGCTTCCCGATGTGGCTTTCGCGGAAGCGGACGCCCTGACGTTTGAGTTTTCCGATTATCAGACCGTCTGGGCGTGGGAATCCATTGCCCGCCTCTTCGGCAAGGTGCGCGATTACTTGATCGAAAAGGAGGGCATGGATAAGGCGGATCAGGTGATCAGCGCTTACCAGATCCAGGAGATCACCGACGCGGCGGCAAAGGAAAAACAGGAGATACAGCAGGACGCGTTGGAACAGACGTCTCAAATCACGAATTACAATGAGAAAAAGGAGGAAAAGGACATGAATTTTAAAGAGTTTATCCAGAAGTTGAAGGACCTGGTCGCCGGTGCCGATGCAGCGGATTCGTCTTCGGCAGGGAAGACCTTCTCCGAGGCGGAACTCGAAGCGGCCAAAAAGCAGGCTGCCGAAGCGGAGAGGGAAAAGACGGCCACGGAATTCGCTGAAAGGGAGCGAACGGCGCGCCAGGATGCCCGTAAACAAGAGATCTCCTCCTGGTGCGAGTCAATGGTCAAAGCAGGGAAGATGACGCCCGCAATGGTAAAATTCGGGATGCCCGAATTCATGGCGGCCTTCGCAGAAAAGGTGGATGTCATCGAATTCGGCGAGACGAAGGAAAAGGCCACCCTCTATGACCGTTTCAAGACCTTCTTCGAGACAGAACTCCCGAAGGTGGTCGAGTTCAAGGAGGTGGCGACGCGGGATAAGGACACGGGCGGACAGGGCCAGGCGGGAACGAAAGTGGAGGCTCTGATCCAGGTGAAGCTGAAGGACAATAAGGCCCTGACCTACGGAACGGCATTTTCCGAAGTGCAGAGGGAAAATCCCGACCTGGTGCGGGAATATCAACAGGAACTTGGCGGGTAACTGCCTAACAGGAAAGGAGAAATAACATGTCTGTAGAAAATAGGATTTTGGATTTGTCGTATCCCGCAGCGGAAGACCTGTCCAGCGATCAGTACCGCATCGTGGTTCTCGCTTCCGGCTCCGTGCGCCGGCCAGATGCCGGCAACGATATACCGTTGGGCGTCCTGCAGAACGCGCCCCTGGCCGGTGAAGCAGCGGTGGTCAGGCTGATCGGCACAAGCAAGATACAGTTAGGCGAGACGGTCGCCGAGAACGAGTGGATCAAGCTGGAATATGTCGATGCGGCCGATGCAGGCAAAGGTCTCGATGCCGATTTGGCGCTCGATTTGGCTATCGGACGCTGCCTGGTCGGTGGCGATGAAGATGGCCTGGGTGAAGTGCTGCTGTCGGGCGCCGTGCATCAGGTCAACGCCGCCAGTTAACCAAAACGATTGAATGAAAGGAGAATGAAATCATGCCTCAACCCAATGTGAAAGACCTGCTCGTCACGGGACCCCTGCAGAACGTCTCCGTGGCCTTTAAGAACAAAGCCTATATCGGCGACAGGGTCTTCCCCATCCTCGACGGGGTGGATCCGAAGGCCAAGATCGCGGTTTACCAGAAAGGCGCGTGGTTCCGCGATGAAGCGGGCATTCGCGGTCCCGGAGCGCGAGCCCCTCGCGGCGGCTATCCGATGGACTGGTTGACCATCGCCACGAAGGAATACGCCTTCGCCAAAGAGGTCACCGACGAAGACCGGAAATTTGCCAAATCGAAGATGGCTCCTCCTCTGAAGCCCGATCAGGATGCCATCGAGTTCTGCGCCGACAAGATCGATCTCTCGAAGGAGCGACGAATCTCCTCCCTGATCACTGCCGGAACCTGGGTGGATGCGAACGGAGCCGGTGGCGAAGATGCGGAAGGTCTCTGGAGCCCGGCGGGTAACACGAACACCTTCCTGTCCGATATCGTCAAAGGGCGCAAGGCTATCCAGAACGCCACGGGCGTCACACCCAACTCCCTGATCCTCGATTTCGCGACCTACGAGGCCCTCAAGCAGTGCGATGCGATCATCGACAAGATCAAATACACCCAGCGGGGTGTCGTGACCTCGGAGATCCTGGCGGCGGTTTGCGACCTGGAGGAGATTCTCGTCGGTGAGGCGATCTACTCCACGGCCAAAGAAACCAACGCAGGGACCGATTTCACGGCCCGTTACGTATGGGAAGTCAATGCCGGAAAGGGCATGGGCTTCCTGTTCTACCGTCCCGCGTCTCCTGGTCTCAAGGTTCCGAGCGCCGGGTATCAGGCGCGGACGGCCTACGAGGACGGTTCTCCCAGGAGAACCACCACGTGGAGGGAAGCGGCAGAGCATCAGGACGTGTACGAAGTGGCCGAAGAGACCGATATCATCCAGGTCTCGGCGGCTTGCGGATACATGTGGAAGGACACCTACGCGACCTAACATTCTCCGATCTCCGGTGGCGTGATGCTGATTTCGCATCATGCCACCGGAAGGAGGCGATAAAGAGGAAATGACATGGCTTACAGCACGCAAACAGACCTTGAAGAACAGATCAGCCAGGCTGAGCTTATAGAGCTGACCGATGATGCAGGAAGCGGTTCCGTAGACACGTCCGCCGTGGCCCGTGCCATTGCCGATTCCGATGCGGAGATCGATTCCTACTGTGGAGGCCGCTATACCATGCCCTTTTCTCCTGTTCCGGTCATCATCCGCAAATTCTCCGTGGACATGGCAATCTATAACCTGTTTTCCAGGCGATCAGTTCTGAAGGTGCCGGAGGATCGACAGAAGCGTTATGACAATGCAATCCGGTTTTTTAGAGATTTGGCAAAGGGCCTGATCTCCCTGGGTGCAGACGCCCCGGCGGAGCCGAGCGACGGACTTCCCCAGGCAACGCGAACGAAAGACGACCGGATTTTCTCTATGGGCAAGACATCGGACGGAAGCGCCGGGACATTGGATAATTACTGATGATTGAGACGATTCAGGAT